GAAGGCTATGGCTGGAGATTTGGTATATTCAGTAATTGCCTTCGATGGTAATCTAATTGGTTTGACGAGTGGAGGACACATTAGTGGTAATCCATTGACTGCGGTGTTGAACAGCATTTGCAATAGCCTGAATATGCGATGTTGTTTCTTTACAATTTATCCGGAAGCACAGGATTTTCGCGAAGCTTGTGCGTTGATCACGTATGGCGATGATAATGCTGGTTCAGTCGATCCACAATATTCTGATTTTAATATTAAGAAATGTTCTGAAGTATTAGCTAGGTATGGCCAGGTTTACACGATGCCTGATAAAGAGAGTGAGATGGTTGATTTTATATCCGTCGATGATCTTGAATTTTTGAAACGGAAAACGGTCTACCATCCTGCGTTAGGTTGCGAAGTTGGTGCATTGTCGGAGGATTCATGTTTTAAAATGTTGCATTGTTTTTTACGTGAGAAAAATTCACCTTTGTCTGAGGTGGAAGCTTGCGCATTGAATATTGACACTGCATTAATGGAGTGGTTCAATCATGGACAAGCTATATATGAGAAGCGTCGGGACGAGATGAAAGATGTGGCCCGGTTAGCTAAATTAACAAATTTGTGTACACAATTGCATGTTACATATCAAGATAAAGTTGATCAGTGGCACGAGAGGTATGATCCTCATTCTGGTGAGGAAGAGGAGTTGCCAATTCGACCATTATACGTTAAAGCCTTTACTGATATTCCATTGACTGCTGTGTCGATGGACGCCCCACTCATACATAATATGGTTGGGGAAGTTGATTTGATCTTTATGTCTACTCATATGGGTATCCACCACATGTTGTTCTTGGAGATTAAAGATTCATTGTTGGCATCAGCAAGGAGCAAGGGTCGCAAGCAATTGCGTAGATTGTGCTACGCAGCGGCGGTATTGAATCCGTCAATATCATATGCCGGTGTTTTGTTGTCCCCCCAGGGTTATGAACCTGTGACCATGTCTGGGCATGATGGTTATTGGGAGGATATACGTTTACCCTTTTCGATGTGGCGTGACGTAAGAGAGTATGAGAACGCTGCAAGATTGAGGGCGTATGGGTTTTAATTTGCCCCGCCTTTAGAATGGCGTTAAATTAATCTCCCAGTTTCAAATCTGATGGTAAGCAAAATTGTCTTGTGTTATTGGATACCACAATTTTCAGAGTGACTATTTGGAATTGTAGGCTTGACACAAGATTTTTGGGTGATAAAGAATCACTTAAGTCGCACCCCACCCTCGATAGTCGATAGAGGTGATGGGTTAAATAATTTGACTAACAAAAACACATATGAAAATATTAAACAAAAACAAACCGGTGGTCGTGACGACCACAAAATCGACACGGATGTGTTGTCCACTTTTAAATGGGTTACCGATGTTGACCCTATGATAGTGGTAATTGAGAGGAATTTTGCCCTTTATGAGAAACAATTATTGGATATGCCACTTCAAGATTTTCCTGTTGCTGAACTTGAGGATGAATATTGTGATTTTGTCCCTATTTTTAAAGCACATTCAGGAATTACAGCTGATACCAACATCAATTCGTCGCCTGATGATATTAAGCATCAAACGATGCGTTTTCGAGATCAGTTTTCTGGTCATACAAATGACATTGAGACTTTTGTGGATCCTACCAGGAAGTTGCAAGATAAAGATGATGTTCCATTGTCCGAATTTTTCGCTCGTCCAGTTAAGGCTTTTGAAGCCCAATGGAATACGAATGGCATTTTAAACGC